CTTTAAAGATCGGTATATTAGCAGATTTTTTAACGTTAGTATGTTATGTCTATTTATGACCACATTTAGCCTAATATTATATTTTAAATATAAGGGAAAACTTACAGGAGAACAAAAAGTAATTAAAGAGAGGCAAAAGCAAGAATATATAATTTCAAAACTACAACAACTTACGGAATATAAAAAACAAAAAAGAATAGAGAATGGAGATTTAATAACAGACTTGCCAACGTGGGGTAATAATCCTGAAATAAGCTTATTAAATCGCACTACAGTACTTTAAAGATAAAGCTGTATTTTTAAAAGTATCTAAAAGGTATATATAGAGATGAAAGATGAGAATCAAACCGCATTTGATAATTATTATAAATTAAAAGCCCAATATGAAGCCACACTACAGCGTAAAAAATTACTGATAATAAGAGATAAAGATTTAAGCAAAAAAGAAAAAAAACAAAAATTTAAAAGATTAAAATCAAAGTGTATTAATTGTAAACGAAATGGGGGCACAATATTTTCGAATACCAATAGAACTCTTAAAGCAGTATGTGGACATAGCGCGAATCCGTGTAAATTAAATTTTGAAATTACAAAGGGTGAGTATATGTCTATGGCATACCTAAATGATCTTTTTAGAGATATAATTGAAGATACACAACTTGATATTATAAAAAATAAATTGAATTTTCTCTTCGGCTATATAGATGAAGAGGAGACAGTTGAACAATTTAATCATTATAAGGATGAATTAAAATCAGATACACAAACTTATTTATTTAATAATCAAAATTATTTGTCGATAGTAAAGAATAAGGCAAACCAAATAGATGAAAAGGATACAAGAATCCAATTATTTGTTGTTATAGAACGATTTAAAGCAATAATTAAAGAATATAAAGAGCAAAATGCGATAAATGATGCAGTAGAATTATATATATCGAGTATTCAGCCGACGGCTGAACGATTAAGAAATATTAAGTATGTCTATAATACTGTTGAATATAATCCAGATACGGAAATTCACACATTAATCCAAGAACCCTACACGCTATCCCAACTTGAAACGCATGTTGGTGTCGAAACTGTCGTAGTAGCAAACCGTATAAATTAGACAAGATTAAAATAGTATAATATATATATGTTTAATAAATTTATTAAATGGCCGGCATTTTTAATTAGTTTAGCTATTGGCTTACTATTTGTGTATTTATCTCAATCACCAATGACTACTATTTATGTATATCCTACTCCAGATAATATAAGACAGGTTGAATATGAGGATAAGGCAAATAATTGTTTTCAGTTTGATGCGATGCAGGTAAAATGTCCACATGATAAGTCAAAGATTAAAACTATACCCATTCAAAATTAAAATATAGTTTTATAATATGCTTAAAAATCTACAAAGGATAATGTATACTGATTTTGGACAGATCCTCATATCAGTTCTCTTAGGCTTGGGATTAGCATCAATATTTAGAAAAGCTTGTAAGGAGAGAAATTGTCTAGTATTTCAAGGACCAAAATTAGACGTTATTAAAGAATCGGTTTATAAGTTCAATAATGATTGTTATAAATTCCAAGAAAAGGCTGTTAAATGTGGAACAGCTAAACAAAAAATCCCATTTGCGTAATATATTTAATATATTTAATGAATAGAATATATTAAACATGTCTGTTTCGGTAGGAACTACTAACTTAGCTGAGCTACCCCCTCCAGCTCAAACGCCTAGCTCTTCATTTCCACCTAATATATCGTTAGGAATTCAAGAAAACACAAAGGTACAGAATACTATAAATGATTTAGAATCGCAAAGAGATAACGATCCTGCGACCCATCAGAAACATATTAATGGTCTTGTAACTGGTATTCAACAGGCTAGTATGGCTGGTTTAACAGAGTTACCTAGTCGAGATATTCCCCAAATTAGACAACAACTTACCCAGGACGAACAATCGAGAGTAAATTATATTCCAGAAAAGTCTCAAGATTATATTGGTAATGTGCCAGCAAATGATGCTATAATTAAAGAGCAACAGACTCGTCATAACAAATCCGATTCGTTGGATACCTTATATGAGAGATTTCAAACTCCAATATTGGTAGCAATATTATACTTTCTTTTTCAATTACCTATTGTGAAAAACGGTTTATTAAGATTTATTCCGTCACTTTTTAATAAGGACGGTAATCCCCATCTTAGTGGATATTTATCCCAGAGTATTAGTTTTGGCATGATATATGATATTTTAATAAATCTAGTACATTACTTTGGAATAGCTTAAGTGAGAGTGAGTTTATCAATTTTTTGATATTCGCTGAGTGAGCAAACTCTTGGACTAATATATACAGTTCCACCGTTTAGCACAGTCAGTAATTGCATTTTGTTCGGTGCGACATGTGGCATTTTTTTTAATCATCTCCTGATGGTCGTCGTCCGACAAATAGCCATTGTAATATTGTTTTACTACGATATAACCAAAGTCAATAACAAGTAAATATCCAACAGATAATTTCAAACGTGGTGGGGGCTTTAAATATTATGACCAAGATGGCCTCTTCTTCATATATTACGTTTTAATATATTACGTTTTAATATATTTTTACATAAATGACAAAATTAAAAAAATATATAGATACTCTTGTCACTTTACTAGATAAGAATAATATTCCCAAAGAGATAGATCTTGTAATAGATGGTGGTTCTTTTAACGGTTCCTTTGGAATAGGTATATTATTATATTTAAAAGCAATGGAAGAAGCTAATATATTAAAAGTAAGAAGGATATCGGGTTGTAGTGTTGGGTCAATCTTGGGATTAATGTATATAACTAATAATTTAGATCAGGGAGAGTATTTAATACAGGAAACAATGAAGGGACTAAGAAATGATTTATATCTAAAACAATATAGTAGTATAATAGAAACATTTATATCAAACAACATCCGAAAAAGACAATTAACTATGCTCAAAGATAAGCTTTATATAAATACTTATAGTTCGAAGGAAAACAAAAATATTGTGATATCGAAATATGATAGTAAGAGAGAATTAATAGATATAATTTTACAATCCTGTCATATTCCATATTTTATGGATAAGCATGCATTCAAAGATAATTTTTTCTTAGACGGCGTATTGATAGGTCCATACTTATTCAAAGATAGTAAGAAAACGCTATTTATCAAATTATTAACACTAGAAAAAATGAAATATACAATTTATATAAAAAACGAAACTAATATAGCAGGTCGTACTTTAGAGGGAGTATTAGATATAAACAAATTTTTTTCGAATAGTCAATCAAATATGTGTAGCTATATTCAAGACTGGAATATCAGAGATTTTATATTATTTCGTTCACGAAATATTTTATGTCTAGTAGTAACGTTATTAATAGATTGCGGTTTATTAATACATAAATATTTTCCTACAATAATAAACGAATCTAAATATTATAAACAATTACAGGAAATAATAATCAATCTTTATAAGGATATAATGTACCACATTATCTTGTAGGTATAAAAAATATTATGTATATATATGACATCGGTACCTTTTGGAGAAAAAGAATTATATATTTTGCGACAAGCAGTAGATCGGGCCGAGGAGAATGTGGGCCGAAAGATAGTAAGGGCACCAGATATTCAACAAATGATTTCAATTATAGAACAATTTTTAAAACAAAAGAAATTAATATGTTATGGAGGAACGGCAATAAATAACATACTACCTACTAAAGACCAATTTTATGATCATAATATAGAATTACCTGATTACGATTTTTTCTCACCAAATGCTCTAGCAGACGCAAAAGAACTGGCAGACATATATGCCAAGGCTGGTTATATAGAAGTAGTAGCAAAAGCGGGCGTACATATAGGAACATATAAGGTTTTTGTCAATTTTCAACCGATTGCTGATATCACATCCCTCGATAAAAGGTTATTTAAAACATTATTAAAAACAGCAATCAATATTAAAGGGATATATTATGCACCCCCTAACTATTTACGAATGCTGATGTATTTGGAACTATCCCGACCTGCAGGTGATGTAGGAAGGTGGGAAAAAATTTTAAAAAGGATAATACTTTTAAATAAAAACTATCCTTTAAGAGGTGATAATTGCAAAACAGTCCAGTTTATGCGTTCATTTGAAGGTGACCCTAATAGTCAAGATCTTTTATATAAGAATGTCAAAGAGTCCTTCATAGATCAAGATCTAGTGTTCTTTGGTGGATATGCTTGCAGTTTATATGGCCGATATATGCCCAGCAATCAACGGCACCAAATCAAAAATTTCCCTGATTTTGACGTATTATCGACTGAGCCATATACGAGCTGTGTAATAGTTAAAGAACGCCTTAAGAATGCCGGATTCAAGAAAATTAAAATAACTAAAAAAACAGGAGTGGGTGAAATAATCGCGCCCCATTACGAAATAGTAGTAGACCAAGATACAGTTGCGTTTGTTTATGAACCCATGGCTTGTCACAGTTATAATACAATAAGAATAAAGCAACATACTGTGAAAATTGCTACCATCGATACAATGCTGAGTTTTTATTTAGCTTTTTTATATGCTGATAAACCATACTATGATCACAATAGAATACTATGTATGGCAGAATATCTGTTTCGTGTCCAAGCTAATAACCGTTTAGAACAACGAGGTTTACTAAAAAGATTTAGCATTAATTGTTACGGTGAACAGGACACTATAGAAACTATTCGTGCAAAGAAGGCTGAAATATTTAGAGAACTTAAAAATAAAAAGAATAGTAAAGAATTTGAGAAATATTTTCTTAACTACACTCCAACAATGTTAAAAACAACAGTTGCGCCAAAAAAATCTAAAGCTAGAAAAACAAGAAAAGCTAGAAATGCGCGACCCAAAAAAAAGACTAAGCGACGACTATTAGGTATCGAACTGTGAGTTAATAATATACTTTTTTATTTTTTAAAAGTATATTAGACATTAATACTTTTTAGAAAAAAGTAAAACAAAAAGGTAATACTT